TTTCACTGGCGCCAATCTGACGGGCGATCGTCTTCACTGACGGCCAGCACAGGCCTTCATCCGAGGAAAAGTCAGCCAGGCGCGCCATTATGGCTACCATGGACAGTTTCATGCCCGCCGCCGCGCACCCGTCCCACACGTATGCGGTCAATTTCGTACTCATAAAATAGTCCTGGTAAAACGAGCCCAGAATATGATCAGAGGGCAAGCACAATGCCACTCGTAGCCTGGGCGCTGGTAAACAACTTTCTGATTTTCAATGTCATGCTCGGCAATGACGACTACGTGACCATGCTGATCACGCCAACGACTGCCGATATCTGGGTAATTAGCCGCCATTAGCCGCGCCTCCACTCGTCGTAGATGCGCTGCAGCAACTCTGGGAAGCGCGATTCATAGAAATGGGGCTGGGTTTCCCGCGGGTTGTTCGGCGAGGTAATGTTTTTACCAAACCGCAGACCGGGGCCGGTGATCGACCAGAAATGTTTTTCACCGTGGCGCCGGCTGGGGCGGCTTTTGCGCTCGACTATCCGCAACCGCTCCAGAATGCGATATGCCACCGGCGTGCTCATCGTGCTGCTGTTCAGCTTCAACAGAGTGGTGATCGCCGCTGTCGGCCGGCTGGAGCCGTCAACGGCATCCGATGGCGCATCAATGGCGTACACCGGCATCAGTGCCGGCAGGCCAGCCAGCTCTTGCAGCTTCTGCAATGCCCCCAGGCGTGACGACTGAGAGAGATTCAGCAGCTTGGTAGCGGACTCCACGATCAACAACCCGGCCTGGATCTGATCTGTCTTGGTTGCCGGCAACTGTGGCGCCGGTACGTTGGCCTGCTCCAGCGCTGTCATGCGGTCGAACACCTTCGCCTGTATCTCGTAGCTGTAACTCATGGCCATCAGGCAGGCTTCGCGCTTGGGTAAGTGCAGACATGGAAGCTCGCGCCCGGTCGGATCGGTGTACTGAGCGAAAAATTTCGTTGAGTGGTTTTCACCCAATACCCGCGGCGCCTTCGCCATAAAATCAGCGTGGCGCAAACGGGTATGGCCCTTGCTCGGGAACGAGGCGCCGGCGGCGATCGCTTTCGACTCACGCTCAGCGTTGATGTAGTCCACCAGCTCCAGGCTGGTCATAGTGATCCCGGTCGCTGGTAGATTAGTCATGCTTCACCTCGCTGTGTCGTGACAACCAGGCGCCGCCATCTACCACCCATCGGGCAAACTGGTAGTTGCTGGCAATCCACCGACCCAGTACATTGACCTCATACCGGAACGGCGACGCAGAATTACCGCCAGTCATTGCACGGCAGCGGATTTGCGGCACCATAGAATTTCTGGTTAAATTGCTCATGCGATTATTTCTCCACACACTGATTTACTCGCACCGACGCCCAGGGGCTGCAACCTCTGGGCGTTACCCTTTCTGGCACTTGGCCTTTTTGCCAAACAGCGCCAGTACCGCCCTAACCTCTGCATCACGCGCCTGCAGGTGCTTGCGGTGATAACGCATGATCTCGGCAGCCTCTTTCTCATCAATGACGCCATCAGCGAGCGACTCCTGAATGATCTGATCCACATGCCCACGGTGTGCGGCGGTGCGAATGCTTTTGCTGAACAATTCCACCTGGTCCAATTCGTCCAGAGCGGGGATCTCCACCACCAGCAAACCCCGGCGACGGGCGAAATATTCGGTCAGCAGGTTGGTGCCCGAGATATCCTCCATCGCTTCCAACTCGCCGATCTCGAAGAAGCGGCAACCGTTCTTCTCGTAGAGGTTGTTGTTGAACGCCGTCTCCGACATACCCAGTGCTCCGGCCATCGCCGATCGGCCACCAGCAACCGCCTTACACATGCCTTTCACTACATCTTTCAAATTTGGTTCTACCATGTTGATTTTCCTTTGGTAGTTACTGTTATGCTGCTGGGGCGGTAGACTTCTTATACAGCTCAGGCTGGTATTTAAGTTCTCCGCCGGTTAAGTGCTCTATTCTCATTGCCTGTTTTTCGGGGATAACATTTCCCCATCGGCATACCGCTGGATGCTTTATTCCCAAAGCCATAGCGGTATTAACTACACCGCCAAAATGGGAAATTACTGTTTCTTTGTACATAGAAACTCCTTATTGATTTACACGCTAAAGGTAACAAAAGGTACATAACAAAGCAAACACCTTTCACATCTTAATCGCGTAACATTGGTTACATGAAAACAGCAATGAACGATCGAATTCGAATGCGAAGACTGCAGTTGGATATGACCCAACTTCAGTTAGCAAAAGCCGTAGGAGTGAGCAGGGTATCAGTCACCAAATGGGAAGCTGGTGTCACTCAACCTGATGGGGAAAACTTACATGTCTTGGCTCGGGTTCTATCGTCTAACCCTGAGTGGCTGCTCTATGGTAAGGGTGATGAAACTTACCCTGATGATACAAAGCTAAAACCCATTGCTGCGGCACCATTTAATGTCCCAGTAATATCTTCCGTGCAGGCCGGATCATGGACAGATTCCTACACAGCAGCACGCATTTCAGATGTCCTTAGGTGGTGTAGTACAACAGTGAATGTTTCGGATGATGCTTTTGGCCTAGATGTTCGTGGTGAATCTATGACCAACCCTCACGGTCTTCCCACAATCCCTGAAGGCTCAACAGTTATCGTTGAACCACACTATGGCTCTGTTGAAGAATTATCTGGGAGAATCGTCGTTGCTATGATCGATGGGAGTAGTGAAGCCACCATAAAAAAATTGGTGATTGATGGTCCTAATAAATATTTGATGCCGCTCAATCCAAACTTCAAACCAATCGAGATAGATGGTAATTGCCGCATAATCGGCCGTGTCGTCCAGGTAACTCAAGACTTGTAACAATCATCACCAGCCCCATTCGGGGCTTTTTTAGTCTCCTACATGTAACTTTAAGTACATTTTTACTTGACGAAGAAGGTAACCATAGTTACATTAATCACATCAACAGCGAACAGGCAGGACGCCCACGAAGTAGCCGCCCGAGGCGCATGAAGATCGGGATGATTCGCTAAGCAGTGATACTCAGAAGGAGTTTGGGTGATGAGTGAAACAGAAAACATTTCCGCCAAAATTAAATTCTGGCGGAACGTAAAGTCAACGGCAGAGGCAAATATCCATGAACTGCTGGCGCTTAATCTTCGGGGTAACGACTGTCAAAAACAGCATCTGACGGCAATCGCCAACCTGTCATCTCAACTTCAAGAGCAAGCCGAATGTCTTGCTTGTCCATGTCGCGGCACTGCTGAATAGTCCAGCCATATTTGCGGCACAGGTAAAGATAGATGGCATCAAAACCATCAATCGAGTTGGGGTAGCCGTTCTCTATAGCTAAGTGGTCACCAAAGCATTCAAGACTGTAGTTAATATCGGCGATTACATAATGCAGCTTTCGACGAATTGAGTACCGCTGTCTGCTCATAGTCAGATCCTTCTTGGTTGTGTGAGAACTCCAAGATACCACGCGCCGGGCGTGGTTAAAAATCCCGGCACACAACGGCATGCTCACTCGCCCTTTCCCTTAATTCTGGGAGCGGTGGAGGATCTTGACTCATGAGTGAGCATACCGTTGTGGATCTGGCTGGTGGACTTCAGGGCGTTGTCCGCCGGCCACTACAACCAGCAGTAAAGCCATTCGGAGTTATGCGGCGGCATCCGATTGGTGATTCCGCCAAGTGGGTAAGTTCAGCGGTTCGCTTGCAATCCCCACCAGGCTGGCTGGAAGGTCAGCACCGAATTTGATTCAAAACGGGCCGCCCGGCGTCAGCCGGTGTGTTTTGGAGAAGGCGAACGGCAAGTAACCCTCCCTGTCACGGCAGTGAAACCGGTTGACGGCGTAATCCCGGTTAAAGAATGCCCCGTGAGGCTTAAACATCGCCCGTCCGCTCCACGTTACGGAGCACACAACGTAAAGGGCACTGACGAGCAAGGCATAACGGCGGGTTCAATTCCAGCCACCTAGAACGTTAGGCGATGGGCAGGGAAAAGGTCCGTTCAATTCGGACACCGGCAGTGCTCTTTACATTGTGATGTGTGCAAGCGCACTGCACCGCAGGCGGGAGGAAGACCGGAAATCGGCTGTGCGGCCACCATACCGCCAATACAGCGAACTGAGCGGCCGGAAATAAGCAGGGGTAGCGCCCTGGTGTCACAACCAATGAATTGCTGTGTGTAGTCTTTGGCGGCCATGCCGAACTTCAACCCACCAACACCAGGAGGATGAAGATAATGTTCATAGGCTGGCCGCCCTTTTTACACATCAGGTGGCGTACTGTGCCGGTTTCCTTATTAATTTCTACACAGTATAGCCCGGCGCGGTGCGCCACCTGGTGTGTGGAGAAAACCGCGGCGATCGCCGCTTCGTGTGAGGACTATTTTATGAGTGAAGACCGCAAAACCAATGTACCGGACTTTCTGGGTGAGCTGGATGCCGGCGTGTTTGTAAATAAACTTTCAGGCGCTTTAAACAATACCGCACTGGGCGTTCTCAATAACGGCGGGAAAGGTAAAGTTGTTATTACCCTCGATATTGATCGCTTAAGCAATTCGGTTGAAGAAAAGCGCGTCAGTATCAAACATCAACTGAAATATGTAACCCCAACACCACGCGGGAAAGTTTCAGAAGAAGATACCACCGAAACGCCAATGTACGTTGGCAAAGGCGGTAAGTTAACAATTCTGCAAGAAGACCAAGGCCAGCTATTTACAGTAGATGGCGGCACTGACGGTAAATTACGGGTCGCTAAGTAATAACGCGCCCTTATTCATAAACGCTATATTTAATTAACCCAAAGGATTATTTTATGTCTCAATTAGATGGCGGAGCAATTCAACAAGTTAAAGACCTGGTGATTTCTGGTTATCACCTTCGTGATATCGAAGGGTTAGCCTGCCCGACAGCAATTTTACCTGAAGGTGTTGGCGTTGAAAGCCTTGAGCGATTCGGCTTAGAACGCTTCCGCTTCCGCGGTGCCATGGAAACAACCAGCATTGCCGATTTTGTTCGCTACTCCACTGGCTATGCCAAAGCGGAAGAGCCAGCACGCTGCTTCATTGACGCCGACAACATGAGTGCACGGTCAGTGTTCAATATCGGTTCCCTTGAGAACCCAGGCCATGCAGATAACGTCGCCTCGATCAAACTCAAGAAAACCGCACCATACCGTGCATTGCTGGCAATTGATGGCGATCGCCTGCGCCAGAAAAATATTGCCGAATGGCTGGAAGACTTGAGCGACTATCTGGAAGCATTTGATGCCGAGGGTAAAGCAATGTCTATCTCGCAGGCTGCCGGTGCCGTTCGCCGCGTGAGCATTAAGCAAATGTCAGAAGCAGATCATGAAGACGGTGATTTCAGCGGTAAAAAATCACTCATGCAAAGCATTGAAGCCAGCAGCAAAGACGTGATGCCGGTTGCATTCGAATTCACCTGCACCCCGTATGAAGGCCTCGGGGAACGCAAGTTCAGCCTTCGCAATAGCCTGCTGAAAAGTGACGAGCCGCTTTTCGTCTTGCGCATTGTTCAACTTGAAGCGCAGGAAGAGGCAATTGCCAACGAGTTTCGCGATCTGCTGATCGATAAATTCGATGGCGGCTCAGTAGAAACCTTCATCGGTAATTTTAAAGCCTGATTTTTTAAATAAGTAATACAGCCTCAAATACCCCAGCGATGGGGTATTTGGTGAAGTGTTGCCAGAAACTGTGTGGAGAATAATTATGTCTTGGATTTTAACCTTTACGGGTAAACGCTTTGATTACGAAGCGCCAACCGTTGATGCTATTTGCATTGAAGATATAGCGCAAGCCTTATCTCATGAATGTCGCTTCAATGGTCATATTCCTGAATTCTATAGTGTGGCGCAGCATTGTGTCATTGCCAGTAAAATCGTCCCGCCTAGTTTTGCTTTTGAAGCATTACTGCATGACGCGCACGAAGCATATTGCAAAGATATTCCATCACCGCTTAAAAAGTTAATTCCCGACTATCGCGGCATCGAAAATAATATTGATTTTGTTATTCGTTATAAATTCGGCCTTCCAGCCACCACCAGCCCGATCGTCAAGCATGCCGATCTGGTGATGCTGGCCACCGAACGCCGCGACCTCGACATTGACGATGGTACGCCTTGGCCAATGCTCAACGGGATCCGCCCTTCCGAAGACATTTTCGTGTCGCCAGTCAATCCAGTACAGGCCAGGGCGATGTTCATGCAGCGTTATAACCAGCTGTCCAGCGAGAGGGCTGCGTGATGTTCGGCCTGTTCCTGCTCGTCTGCTACACCTATCAGTCCTGCAAATTTGTACCGCAAGGCTGGGTGTATCCAGACAAAAGCAACTGCCTAGCGGATATCCACCAGCAGAAATTACCCTCGCAGTACGAGTGTCTGCCGGTTGACGGAGTGATACCGGCACAACGCCAGGAGGCCGAAGATGCTGACTGATAAAACAATCCTCGATATGTGCTGCGGCCCGCGCATGTTCTGGTTCGACAAAGAGGATGAGCGCGCTGTATTCAGCGACAAGCGCTGCGAGAGCCACACCCTTTGCGATGGTAGAAAGCTGGTTATCTCCCCGGACCTGATCGCCGACTTCACAGCGCTGCCGTTTGCAGACGGTAGCTTCCCTGTGGTCGTGTTCGATCCGCCGCACCTGGAACGCGTCGGCCCTAACGGCTGGCAGGGCAAAAAGTACGGGAAGCTCGATCGCGAGACATGGCGCGATGAGCTGCGCACCGGGTTCACTGAAGCTTTTCGCGTATTGCGGCCACACGGCGTGCTGATCTTCAAATGGAACGAAACCCAGATACCGGTTAGCCAGATCATCGTCCTCACAGACGAGAAGCCGGCGATCTGGCAACGCACAGGTAAGGGGGACAAAACGCACTGGATTATCTTCGTGAAGGGGGCTGGCAATGGCGAATGAACTGAAGCCAGCACTGACACACAGCGAGCTTTGCCTGATTGCCGAACGGTTCCTGCGCAATAACGGTTTCTCGGTAGCGTTCCATGATCGCTTTGTTGCCGCTGTTTCAACCGGAGAACAGCCGGATGCAATCGGCTTCCGTAATCTGGCCTCCTGTCTGATCGAAGCTAAGTGCTCACGCAGTGACTTCCTCGCAGACCGGAAAAAGCGGTTCCGCATTCAACCTGAGCTCGGTATGGGGGATTGGCGCTTCTTTATCTGCGAGCCTGGGCTGATCCGTATCGATGAGCTGCCAGAGGGCTGGGGGCTGCTGAATGTCAAAGGCGGACGTGTCTTTAAGGTTCACGGCTGGCCGGGTAACTCGATGTGGTGCACAAACAAGAACAAGCCATTTCGCGCCAACAAGCAGGCTGAGTGCGATTACATGTACAGCGCACTGCGCCGCATGCAGATTCGCGGGCATCTGTCAGAGGTTTATGACGGATTGCCTAAACAGGCCGGTGACAGCGCTAGGGAGTTGGAGCGTGGGTAAGCGGCTTCTTGTAGCGCCAAATCGTTACGCTGCCTACTTCCCCCAGGAAAGACCCAATGAGGGAACATTAGTAAAGGCTTGGGATGAGTCAGGCGATTTCCTGGGCGAGGGTGTGGCGGTTTATACCCGCAACAGCGGGATAGCAATATCAGTCAATGGTGCGCGGTATGACTCAAATCATGTCATCCATTGGGTATCAGCGCAGGAGTCCCAGCATGGCTAAGCGCGATGACCTCTTTAAGGTTGGCGAAGTGTGGCAGTCCCCTCGCGGGACTCTATACAAGGTAATAGCTGTAGATGGGAATCAGGCCACTCTGAGCCTTGGTTCGTTTGGCGATGGCCGAATAGTTCGTCGCTGGGTTCACCAAAACTACGGATGGAAGCTGTGGGCCGAGGCCCAGGAGAAAGCACAATGAAAAACAATATCGTAATCACAGGTCGTGCATTCGTTGAATTTCGTCGCGTAATCAGCGGTCTAGATAACGTTGAAACCAGAGAGATCATCAACAGCCACGATTTGGCAGCTCAACAGGTCGATCTTGAGCATTGCCATACCATTGTGGAAATCAACGACATTGATATTGAGGTAAATCCGCAATGACTAATTTGAGCGAACTGAGCAAGCCAGTGGCGGAAGTGGTTTCAAAGTTTGGCGACCCCGAAGCATTTGGCGAGCGCGAAATTAAGCTGCTGACCGGCATTCAACAGATGGCATACGGCACAAAATTTTACTCGCAAGAGTACGTCTCCGCCCTGCTTGCCGACAACGAATACATGCGCTGGCGCATCAAAGAAATCGACCTGCTGTTCGGTCAAATGCTGCTGACGATGCAAGCGGCAGTTATTGAAATTGAACACGGCGAAGGGCCAAGCGCTGCGATGCAGTGGATCGTCAATAAATTGATGGGGCCGGGTGAGTTTGCTCCGGATAGCGAAAAAGACGCACAGGCATATTTCAACCGCGAATCAGAGAAAATCGACGCTGAGTACAGCAAATGCATGGCGTTCTTCACCGCGCACCACGAAGAAAAGAAGGGCCAAGCAATGCATAAATTCAGCGAACCTGTAACCCTAGATTGCAAGTTGAACTCTCCGGAAACTCCGGATGGTTGGATAGCATGCACCGAACAAACTCCTGATGCCGATGGCGTTTATTGGTGCTGGTTTGGCAAAGAAGAACCCAGCGTTATTCAACAGCGAGTTTGCATTTGGATAAACCGGAATAATGAATGGTGCGACAGCGCCGTAACCCATTGGATGCCATTGCCAGCAGCGCCAGCACAAGGTGAAAAATAATGAACGACTTAATGATCGACCTGGAAACCATGGGCAACAAGCCAAATGCGCCAATCGTGGCGATCGGCGCCGTGTTCTTTAACCCTATGACGGGTGAGTTGGGCCCGCAGTTTTATACCGCGGTAAATCTGGCGAGTGAACTGGCCGCCGGCGCCGTTCCCGATGGCGATACCATCAAATGGTGGCTGAAACAAAGCAGCGAGGCCCGAGCGGCGATCACCAATGACGAGGCAAAGCCCATCACTGAAGCCCTCGATGCGTTGACCAATTTTGTCACCCACAGCTGCGAGCAGCCGAAGTATCTGAAGGTTTGGGGCAATGGTGCCGCCTTCGACAACGTCATTCTGCGTGAAGCCTACGAGCGCTGCAGTAAGTCGCCATGCTGGAACTGGTTCAACGATTTGGACGTGCGCACCATTGTGAACCTGGGCCGGCGTATTGGATTCGATCCGAAACGCGATCTGCCGTTCAGCGGGGAACGTCATAACGCCTTGGCCGATGCGGTACACCAAGCCCAGTATGTTTCGCTAATCCACCAGCAACTGATCCCCAATCAGAAACCGGTAGAACTTTAAACAATTCCGGCCCGTTGCAGCGGGCCCCAAACGTGGAGAAATAATATGGCTGCTGTTGATCTATCTGCTTTGCAAGGTATCAAAATACCAGCCTTAGAAGGCATGGGCGTGTTCATCATCCAACCGAATGAATGGTTGACCAAAGAGTGGTTGATTTTAGTCACCGGCATTTCGGAAGGGAAGATCCGTGCTTACCGTCGCAAGGGCGCCTGGCGTCAGGGGAAGGAATGGGTATTGGTTGCAACCGATGGCGATAACAAGCCTAACAGCGACACCATGTATCACCTACCCACAATCAACGCCTGGTTTGCCAAACAGCGCGGCCGACAGCCGCAGACGGACTGAATAAGGCAATGTCATGGAGAAGAAGAGAGCATATCCCACCGGGGTCGAAAGCCACGGTGGCTACCTTCGCGTCTGGTTCATTTTTAATGGCAAACGCCATCGGGAGTCCCTGGGGCTCCCAGATACGCCAAGAAACAGGAAAGCCGCCGGTGAAATGCGCCAGGCGATTTGTTTTGCGATCCGCTCAGGTACTTTCGACTACGCAAAACAGTTTCCTCAATCCACCGCCGTCGCTGAACAGAAAGGACAATCAAAAGATCTGACGGTAGAAGCGCTTTTTTCTCGTTATCTGTCACTGAAAACCCCGGAGCTTTCACTCAACACGCTTCGCCGTTACCAAGTAAAGTTGGAAACCTGCTGCCAGATCCTCGGCAAGAATCGCCTGGTCAGAACGCTGACGCAGGAAGACCTGTTGAGGCTCCGCAATGAGTTGCTTACCGGGCTGCAGCGTCCCCGCCGCAACCGTAAAACGGTAACGAAAGGCCGTAGCGTGTCCACAGTCAACGATTATATGACCTGTTGCAAGGGCGCTATCAAATTCGGATTTGACAATGACTATATCGATGCCGATCCGGGAATATCGGTCGGAAAATTAAAGCGGGAAAAGGTTCGTCCAGATCCACTCACTCAAGATGAATTTACACGCTTTATCGGCGCCTGCCTTAACCAACAAGCTATCAATATGTGGACCCTGGCGGTTTACACAGGGTTGCGTCATGGTGAGATCGCCGCGCTAGCGTGGGAGGATATTGATTTGGATGCGGGAACACTGACGGTGCGCCGTAACTGGACCTCGGTTAAGCAATACACTCTGCCGAAAACCCAGGCCGGCACTAACCGTGTCATTTTCCTGATGCAGCCAGCGATCGATGCTCTGAAGAGACAGCAGGCCATCACCCGATTAATGCCGCAGATCGTAGTCAATGTGGTATTGCGCGAAGTGGGAAAATCCAGGAAGGACCCGTGCACGTTCGTATTTAAGCCTGCAGTGAACGGCCACGGTATCGTGGGCGACCGCTATACGGTCACTTCGATCAGCGATAGCTGGGATAAAACGATAAAACGGGCTAAACTTCGGCATCGAAATGCGTACCAGTCGCGCCATACCTATGCGTGCTGGTCACTGTCCGCCGGGGCCAATCCTGCGTTTATTGCGACGCAAATGGGGCACACCTCGGCGCAGATGTTGTTCAACGTGTACGGCGACTGGATCCCAGATCACAACAGCGACCAGTTGACCCTGTTGAATTCAAAGCTCGGTAAAAATGCCCCATACATGCCCCATAACAAGAGTGGGACATCATAAAAACCAGTAACCAAGAGGCTTAGAGCAACGTGGCTCAATACGTCTATACCATGCACCGCGTCGGCAAGGTGGTACCGCCGAAGCGTCATATTTTGAAAAACATCTCCCTGAG